GGAATAAAGTCGGTGGGTTTCAATCCAATCCAGATCCAGATAGAAGTAAAGCAGAAAGTGCAATGTCTTTCAAGAAAAAAGTTGGAGACCTAAAATCAAAAGATCTTGTTGGAATTCCGTGGATGGTTGCTTTTGCGCTTCGTCAAGATGGTTGGTATCTTCGTCAAGATATTATATGGAATAAACCATCTGTAATGCCGGAGTCAGTTACGGATAGATGTACAAAGTCTCACGAGTATATTTTCTTGTTTTCAAAATCAAAGACGTATTACTTTGATAACGAATCAATAAAAGAGCCGGCAACTTCAACTGATACATCTTCTCGTAATAGAGATGTGACAAAACTGAATAATACACCCGGTAAAACAAGAATGAGTGGACTAACTACAAATCACTATGAAACACGAAATAAGAGGTCTGTGTGGACGGTTCCAACTAAACCATTCAAAGGTGCACACTTTGCAACATATCCACCTGCACTTATAGAACCATGTATTTTAGCCGGTTCACCCGAAGAAGGAATCATACTTGATCCATTTTTTGGTGCCGGTACAACTGGATTGGTTGCATTAGAAAACAATCGTCAATATATCGGTTGTGAAATAAATCCAGAGTATATTGAAATTGCAAAAGAAAGATTGAAACCCGTGGTGAAGTCAATTGAAAATGAGAAGATTTCCACTTCAATTGTGAACGAATACTTCAAATTTTGAACCTTATTTTCCGTTTGGAAATGTCCCAAAAATTTCGTATATTGTATCTCATTCAAAACAACAAGGTTTCACAATGTTCAATACACAACACACTCTCTATGTAGAGAAGTATCGTCCTCAATCTCTTGATACCTATATCGGTAATGAAACAATCAAGGAAACATTCAAACGATACCTACAATCAGGCGATGTCCCACACCTTCTTCTTTATGGTGATGCCGGTAGTGGTAAGACAACACTTGCCAAGATTGTAGCCAACACAATCGCAAAAGATAATTACATTTACATCAATGCTTCCGACGAGAACTCCATTGATACTGTCCGAGACAAAATCAAGCAGTTCGCATCGTCAATCGGTTTCGGTGGTTTGAAGATTATCATTCTCGATGAGTCTGATTATCTCACACCGAACGCTCAGGCGGCTCTCCGTAATATTATGGAGACGTTTAGTAAGACCACGCGTTTCATCTTGACGTGCAACTATGTTGATAAGATTATTGACCCGATTCAATCTCGTTGTCAAATCTTCAACATTGTTCCACCGTCAAAGAAAGATGTTGCCATCCATACGATTGGAATCCTTGAAGGCGAAGGAGTGGAGTTCTCGAAGGAAGACGTTGCACAAATTATCAATCTTACTTATCCTGATATTCGCCGTGTTCTGAATACAATGCAACGTTGTATTCTCGACGGTAAACTTCAACTTGATAAGTCAACACTTGTTCAGAATAACTTCTATTCTACCATCGTTGATATTTTGAAGTCGGGTAAGAACAAGAAAGAAAAGTTCACGGAGATTCGTCAGATTCTTGCTGACAACAACATCCGTGATTACAATCCTCTGTTCCGTTATCTTTACGATAATGTAGAACAATATGCCAACGGATTTGTATCCACAGTAATCGTAATCATCGCGGAATCACAATATAAGGATGCAATGGTAGTTGACCACGAAATAAATGCTATGTCTATGTTTATTCAACTTATTATGGAAATTGACCAAAGGAAGTAATATGAGCAATGTATTTGATATTGGTGGTGGACAACCACCTCAACAAAAAGTTAATGTAAATCTAAATGAAGCACAAGATTTAACTTGTCCAAATTGTGGTAGTCATTTCTTCAATACTGTTTTTATGTTCAAGAAATTGTCTGCACTTGTTTCACCAAATGGTAGAGAGTCTTTGATTCCTATTGAAACATTTGCGTGTATTGAGTGTGGAACTATTCCAAAAGAACTTCTACCAAAGGTACCAGGTAATGGCTCGGAACTTATTTGACCATATTAAGGGAGTGACCAAAGACAAAAAGAAATGGGACACTCTTTCAGCCGAAGACCAAAAGACGTGGAACAATTTTATTGTTTCACGTTGGTTTTCTATGGAGATGGAATTGGTAGAGGCAATCAATGAGTTTCAAAAGTACTCCAACGGAATCCTCACATCAAAAGATTATTACAATCTTCTCTTTGATGCTCTACCAAAGACATCTTTCTTTTTGAAATACACAAAGAAGAAAACAAAGATCGAGATTGACCAAGAGTTTGTAGAGATATTCCGCCAACATTTCCAAGTTGGAAAGAAACTGATTTATGAGTATATTAT